GATGGGTCATTACCCATCGATGTATCAAATACTCTTAGTCTATTATTTGGCTGTATTGCATAGTTTCCATCATCTAATTCTATTACGTGTCCACATTTATGTTGATCGGGTTTTTCTGAGTAACCAAAATTTAATTCATTAAAGTCTCCGCCGCACCAGTCTATGGTAAATAAGTATGTTCCTTCTCTATATTTTTTTACGTCTTGATATGTATTTCATTTTTGATCCAGCTAACTCGTAAAAAGTTGTGACTGATACATTATAACTAAAACAATCCCACATCATTAACTCGTCAAGAGGAAGCTCTTTAGCTCCAGGTTTTTTACAGAAAGCTGAAATAGGTGCGCGCCACCATAAACCACCATCTTCCATCATAAAATGAAACAATGGTACTGAATTTGGAATTGAACTAAAACCAAAAACTGTGCACTCAAAGTATTTATCGTGAGAATCTTTTTGATCTCTAAGATAGTTACCTCTAACGTAGCACTCTATTATGGGTATGTTTGCATTTAAATAAGCCATTAATCATTTATCTCCCCCCAATTGTCACCAGATTCGTAGTCAACTTTATTTGGGACTTCGAGTGTAACAGCCTGTTCCATAATCTCAATAATTTTTTTTGCTTGTGCGTCACTTTCAATTGAAAGATCAAGTTCGTCGTGAATTTGTATGTGCGGTATAATTCCTTCTTTGTATAACTTCTAACATAGATTTTTTGTCATGTCAGCAGCTGATCCTTGAATTAATTTGTTCAGAGCTTTGTATGTGTAAGCTCTCCTAATCCCTGGTCCATGTTCCCTGAGTGCTTCTTCGTGAGGCAATGCTTTATGCATACCAAACTGATTAGGCTCCCATAGGTGAAACCTGCATAGTCGTCCTAGCAATGTACGGATTTGTCCTCGGTCCTGCGCTCTGTTAGAAGCTTTCTCCATCAACTGTTTAACAAACGGTACTCTCTGGTGATAGGTGTTAAATAATTCTGCAGCTTTTTCTTTAGTAACACCTAATTCTGCTTGAAGTTTAGCCTTACCCATTCCATAGAATAGTCCAAGGTTAATTGTCTTTGCTTGTGAACGTGGTATCTGAGCCATGTCTGCTACTGTTTGGTGGAAATCTGCGCTTGAGTCTGTGTTGTATGCATCAATTACATCATAGACTGATGGTAATTTATATAGGGATGCATAGTGTACTACTAATCTTGGTTCTTGTTGTGAGTAGTCAAAGACTCCCCACTTACAACCTTCTTCAGGAATAAATAATGATCTAATCTTAGGTCCCAGATCCTTGTTCCTTGCAGGAATTTGTTGAAGATTCGGATTCTGGTAGGAGAACCTACCAGTTACCGTGCCACCCCCAGCGTTACGTAATTGGTTTATCTCTGCATGTATTCTTCCTTTATGTTCATATCTTAAAATAGAATCAATAAAAGTTGTGTGAGCTTTGTTAATCTCTCTTGCTTTAGCAATCATATTGACAACAGGATGTTTATGTTCTTGTAAAAAGTTTTTTGTAAATGATGGTGCTTCTGTTTTTTCTGTACGTGGATATTCTAATCTCAACATATCAAATACATTAGCAATACTTCTTGCTGCCCAGATCTGTGTATCAATATTTGTTTCTGCTTTAATTGATNGAAGTAAACCTTGCTCTGCTTTTTTAAATTCTGTTTTCATTTGATAAGCTTTTTCTACATCTACACGCACACCTTTAAATCTCATGTCAACCAGGCAAGGAAATAAATCAGATTCTAAATCAAATATATCTTCTAGATCCTGACTAATAATTTCTTTTTTCATTTCTTGCCAAAGACCAAAAGTTACTTCAGCATCTCGTTCTGCATAAGATCCAACATGCATGGCAGGAAGCTTGTACATTTCTGCTTTAGGATCAATACCCCATTCTTCTGCAGCTTCTGCTAGTGCCGCTTCGTTCTTACCATAGCCCAGGTAATGCCACGATAAACTATTGAGATCATAGCGAAATCTGTTCTCGTCAGTAATTGCTGATGCAATCATAGTGCAGGCTATATCGCCATTAATCTTAAAGCCCATAGCTCTTAACCAACAGACATCGTAAATAGCATTGTGAAAAATTTTTGTTGAAGGTGCTTCTAATATATCTTTTAACCAAGCTAATACCCTTGATTTATCCATGTTACCACCACCTTCGTGAGCAATTGGAAAATATCCTTTGTAATGTTTTGTTGCAACTGCAATACCAATTACTTCTCCATTACCAATAACAGAACCAGATCCTTTTTTAATTAAGTCTGGATCTTTAGTTTCTAAATCTATTGCTATTTCATCTACTTGTCTTAAGTCTGGAAATTCTGTAGGCTTAACCCATTCTGTCTGTGCTTCAAACTTAGGAATCTTCATCAACTATCCCCCATGAATTTTTTTGAGAGATCCCGCTGGTTACTGCCTGGGGATTTTTGCCAGAACTCTCAGGATAATCTCTTTCAAGGATCATTTCTAAAAAGTGTATAGCCTTCAATATATCTTCCTTTTTTCCTTTCAGTCGATGACGACAGATGTATTTTATAGCGCATCCTTCCGGAAAAAGCAATTCATTTTCAACTACAAATTTACTTGGCTGAATTTTAAAATTTTGATAGTGTGATCCGCCGTGTTGTTTATCCCAAACTTTCGATGTCATATCCTCTGTCCTCCCTTTTAGCTGTCATTATATATAAATTTTGTTTTGTACGTGTAACACCTACATACCAAACCCTTTGTTCTTCATCATGTTTGTCATCGCTTTTTTCTACCGCTTCTCTAATTGTTTTTGTGTTATCTAAAATTAATAAAACATTTGTAGCCTGTCCACCCTTTGCAGAATGAATTGTAGATAACTGGACTCTTGCATTTCCATGTAAATTTTCTTCTTGTCTTAACATTTCTCTAATGTACAAACATTCTTCTGGGTTTGTTTTAAATACTTCATACCATCTTTGAGTATTACTAAATCCAAATTCTGTTAAATCATAAAGCCGTTCTTCTGTTACAGTGTGATAAGATTGAGTACATTCAAAAATATCTTTTACTTCACTTAAAGATAATTTATCCCCTTTATTCTGCCATCTTGTGTAATTTAGAATGCTTCTAAACAAGGAAGTAGTAAAACTTTTTCTTCCTTTATATTGAAAATAAATCCCCATATCTTTTAAAAGTGGTTTAAGTTTTTCTAGTCTGTCATTCGTTCTGGCTAGCACTAACCAGTCTCCTGCATGTAATGGCGCATCTTCAATTGATGTGATGTGGTCCACCATTCCTTCTTCGTCTCGGGCTTTCCATTTCTTTTTAACTCTTCTGTCATCTGGAATTCGGTCTAAAATTTTATCAGCTATAGTTTGTACACTCCTAGGAACTCTGTGAGATTGTGGCAAAATAATGTCTTTTTAGTTTGGGTAGCTATAAATTTAAGTACATCTGCACCAGCCCAGCCATAAATTGCTTGATCATCATCGCCTGCTAGTATAACATATTTGGAATTTTCTCGCAGAATATCTACCATTTTCCACTGTATCGGAGATAAATCCTGTGCCTCATCAACAAAAACTACGTCATATTTCGGACACAATTTAGCCACATTAAATTTTTCGATCATGTCTGTAAAATCGTAAAGTTTAAAAGAATCTTTATAATTATTTAATTCTCCTTCTAAAATATGTAATAAATTTTTTTCTAATTCATAAGAATACATTCCAGTATTGTATTCATCTTCAATAGATATCTCTTTAATCCTGGCTGCATTTATCAAATTAAAATACTCACTGTTTGAATCTACAAACCCTGTGTTTTCCTGACCATTAGAATATATTGTAACCTCAATACCTACTTTTCTACCAATGTCTTCATAATGTTCATCTTGCATAACCTGGGCTTTCTTCATACCCAATCTATTAAAAGCAAGAGAGTGAAGAGTTTTAAAATATTTTAAGTCTTTCTTTTGTAAATGTTTATATGCATCTAACATTCTATTGGTAGCTTCAGTTGCAGCTTTAGTAGTAAATGCAAAGTATCCAATTTTATCCAAAGGTGTTCCCAACTTATAAAATGTTTTAACGTAATTAATAAGCTTGGTTGTTTTCCCTGTTCCCGGAGGCCCGTATATTTTTCTACTAATCACATTATCTCCGTCTTATGTTTTATTTTAGTATGGTATATTGGTACTTCTTCAAATGACTTTATGTTTATCTGCACCACGTTTTTGGTAGAAGAATTATATTTACCAGACTCTTTAGATGGAAATCTTTTCTGGTCCAGGAATTGTATTTCACATTCCCTGTATGTAGTCTCCATTATTCGTCCTGTTTTTTCTTCTTTATATTTCCAATCTTTAGCTCTTAATCTGTCATAAAACTTTTCAAATTTAAAAAATGCATACTCACCTTCTATTAATACTGAGCCACTTTTAAATGCTGCATCAGTAGATGCTTTAGGTCCATTTATTTTTGCATGTAAAACATCATGTAATTTTTCTTTAGGTGAAGTTCCTATAGGTGGCTGTACTGCTTTCTGTGTTTTATATAATTCATCCATTACTGTTTGTTCTTCCTCACCTTTAATTAAAGGTGGTAAAAAGCCTGCTGCTTTTGCTATTGCATTTCTACGTTTACGTTGATCATTTAAATGTTCAATTGATTTACAGTGTACTGTTGCTGTTGCGATACCATCTGGTTTAGTGACATCAAATTCGTATTCAGGTTCTTCAAAAATTTCTATCTTTCTTAAGTTNGTCAGTATTGGATACGACCCTTTTGATCCGGCCAGC